ATGGACTGGAGGCAGAGAATTTTGTTGGAAGCAAGGTCAATTTCATCGAGTAGCAAGACTGCTCCTCGTTCGAGTGCTTCCACGACAGGTCCGTTATGCCAAACTGTTGACCCATCAACAAGGCGAAACCCACCAATAAGATCGTCTTCATCAGTTTCGATAGTAATGTTGACTCGGATTAGTTCACGACCAAGTTGAGAACAAGCTTGTTCGACAGAAAAAGTTTTACCGTTACCAGACAGACCAGTGATGAAAGTAGGATAAAAAATACCAGACTTGATGATCTTCTTTACGTCAGTAAAGTTACCGAACGGAACATAATTTACATCTTTAATAGGAACAAGAGTTTGTTCTTCCTGAGCAGGGAGATCATTAAATGTCCGTTCCAATTTTTCTTTAACAGTCAGATTATAAACACCGCGACCAACTTTGTAATCTTTCAGTCGGTTACAAACAGTAGCGAAAGAAACATCACTTGTTTCAGCATAATCAATCAGATTCTTACGGGTGACATCGGTTCCGAAACGAGAAACCAGGTCAGAAATCATCACTTCAGTAGAGGTCATTGGTGGGTGTCTTGGTTACTTGGCTATTATAGTACAGGCCGGGTTGGCCGTCAAGCGATTTGCTCGACGAATTTCGATAAGATGATCTTATTGATCATCTTGGTCTTAATATATTTCTTAAACTGTCGTCGGATTTTACTCTTACTATCATCGGAAGATGCTTCAATAACTGCTTGAGCACCACCGAAATCATCAGTTGCAGCGAGAACATAAAGTTCATCGTAACCAACGGAATCAACAACAAAACACTTACTAGCTCTCCAAAGTTTTTTATAGTATTCATAATCTTTAGATCCAGATTCTACAGCAGCACGAATGATATATTTAATATCATAGGACTGAGAGAGTCTAAAACCAACAACATTAGATCCAGTCATCCATTTGTAATAACGAATCATAGCAGAGGTAACATTCATTCCAGAACTTCTCCAATCAGTACTAGAATTAATTTTAACGTCAGTATATCCAGAAGCAGGATCTTTCAGGCAGAGAACTTTATATTCTGCAGGAAACACAACGGACTTCCGTGAAATATACCTGTCCTCACCCTCTCCATTAAACACACAGTAAGACATAGTATTTGACTCACCATCTGTAAGAAATACAGTGTTTACTTTATCAACACCAGTTTCTTTTTTGAACTTCTTGAAGACGTGAATTGCTGCAAGGATACTATCATTTAGTGGTGTTCCACCAAGACCATAATTTCCATATGGAATATCACCACGTGCTTCGATAACTTTCATCAGGCACCAAAGTCGAAACAGTTGATTATCAAACTCAGACTTTTTAATCTGACTGTTGAACATCTCAACCAAACGGAACCTCTGACTCACAGAGATTTCATATTCTTGTTTGGGTTCATGAAAAGTGTTCCTATAATCATAAGTACCAGTATCTGTAAAGGCAAAGACTTGGAATGGGATGTTTACTTTTTTACAGAAAGTAATAAGATTGATCAGTTGTTTGATAGTACCAGTCATATTGTCTGACATGGAACCAGACCAATCAATGTACATAATCAAACCATGATTTTTTCCATTAGGAATTACAGTATTTTTCTTGAAGATATCATCCGACCACTTGTATGAATACAATTTGTTGGTATTCAATACACCAGTTTTTGAAACACCAGAACGATTATATTCGTCTGCTTTTTTCTTCATCTCAAATTCTTTTACCATATATCCAACAGACTTGGCACTTTCTACTTTGAAGGAAGTAAAAGAAGTTTTCCATGTATCGACAACATCGTAGATGGAACTGTACTTGTTCCGAATATACTCAATATTGTCATCCATATTTTTGATGAAGTCAGAGATTGGTTCGATACACTTATCCCAATCAATGTTTGGAGGCGTAATATATACGTGTTCAATTGCAGATTGATCTACAAGAGTCATCGTATTCCTACCCCAAGCATTATCTGTATGGGACGTATATTCTTCTTCCTCATCATATTCGAAGGAAGGAGTATCTAGATCAGCATCTCCACCATCACTATCGGCAGATTCATTTTCTTCATCATCCCAATCATCATCAGATTCTCCTTCTTCGGTATCGTCAGATTCATCTGATGGTTCAATATCAACAGGAACTTGTTCTCCTCCAGACATACCTTGGTCTTTTACATCTTTGACATCAAAAGATTTTGACTCTTCTTTGTCAGACTTGCTTTCAATATATTCAAGAATTTTTTCACAGACATTCACAACATCCTCAAACGTTTCAGCAACGCGAGTCATCTCGACAAACTTTTCTTCCTCTACATCAAAGGGGATAATCATGTTTACATCATGAATACCGATCTTGAAGTACAAATTAATTCTATCAATCAGATTCATCTCCGAAAGATTGACTCGTTTGATCTCAAAGAAATCTTGTGTGTTTAGTTCACTATATCCACGATAGAAAGATTTTGTGATACCAGGATATTTAGCTTTAATTTTACGTTCAATACGAGCATCTTCAACAACGTTCAAGAACGATTGTGGAATATCACGACGAACAAAACTAGAAGGAGTATAGAGAGCGTGACCTACTTCATGACCAACCAACAGGTCATAAACATCATTAGAAATATTTTCCCACACAGGTAGTTGAAGAACTCGTGTCTCAACGTTGAAGGATGCTGTAGCAACGTTACTGTGCTCGACCGTCAGGTTTTCTGTCGCAAGAAGTTTAGCAAGATTACTTTTGACTTGAGTGACGGACATAGGTTGTCTTCGATTGATACAGCTAAGCTACCACACCAGGGGTCTGGTGTCAACCAGAAATCAATAAGGGTTCCTTATCAGTCCTGACAAACTCGAAGTATCCATACCTAGAGCCCCAGACAAATTTGTCCGTCTCTACCGAGAGACCTCTATCATAGACATGGTATTTGTCCTCTCTCAGAATTGCAGCATTCTTTAGATATGTCTTTTCACCTTCCCAATCAACAATACAATCACAACCGTTTAGGGAACCAGTAAATTCATCATTCTCAAATTTAAAGAAAGTATCACAACCAGGAATATATTCATCATCAAGAGAATAATTTTTTGACACAATCAGACCATCTGACTCCTCTAGTCTTATCTTAAATTTTCTATAAACTTCTCCAGTATATACTGTCTGCTGTTCTCCATAGAAAGTATTGTCTCCCAAATACTTATGGGTCATATTGACTTCCTTAAACATAAAAGGACGAGACAATGATTGTTGTTTGTTATTAAAAGAACCTGTATACCATTCGATAAATTTATCTATCATGATACTGTTACTCTACTAAAATTCTTGACCTTTTCAAATTTCATAACTCTATCAAATTTATCCAAGAGCACATCTCCTTTATGAGATATGATAAAGATATTTGTGTCACCAGTTACACCTCTAATAATTCTGAGGAACTCATCTGTACCACCAACATCAAGAGAGGAATCAAATACTTCATCTAGAATGAGAAGATTCGTATTAGCAGAGTTCTTCAGTTTAGCAATAGATCTCCAAGTGAACATAAGAGCAAGGTCAATTCTCATCTTTTCACCTTCACTGAAAGAACTATAAGTGAAGTCATCTCTATGTCTAGATTTGATGCTTTCATTAAACTCTTCGTCAAGAGTAAAGTTTACATAGAAATCAAGTTCCTGCAAATACTTATTAATCAACTGATTCATCACGGGAAGATACTTCCTGATGATCATAGACTTGATACCACCATCTTTGAGAAGAGAAGAGATTACATCATAGTTTCTCTTTGTGTCTTTAGTTTCTCTAATAGATTTTTGAACAGTCACACCCTGACTACCAATAGCAACTAGTTTCTCTTTCTCACCATCAATATCAAGGTTATCATTTTTCAGTTCTTCAATCTCTTGTTTGATATCAGAAATAAGTTTCTGCGTGGTCTTAATTGTCTGCAATTTAGATTTAACAGACCAATTAATATCCGAGACTTCTTTATTCATCTCAGTCTGTTTCTTCACCAACTTATCTGCTTTCTCTAGTTGTTTCTTGTATTTTTCCACAACTAAAGTTGACTCGTCGATAATCTTAGAAGCTTGACTGATCTGTTTGTTTTTAATCTCTGATGTCAGAGACTGTGTACACTTTGGACAGACATCGTTCTCTTCAAAGAAACTCTGTTCTTTCTTTGTTCGACTGATTAGATTTACATTTGTGGTAATTTCTTTTTCTAGTTTTTTAATCTGTTTATCAATACCATCAAATTTAGATAGTTCTGTCAGAAGTTGAGTAGAAAGAGAATTTGAAAATTCAATTTCACCATCGAGTGTTTTAATACCTTGTTCTAGTTCTACAATCTTATCTTCTTTCTGAGAGATTGTTTTCTTTGCAGTTTTCTCCAGAGACTTGATATGATTACTTTGCATATCTGCTTTCTCCTTTAGGAAAGCAATTTCAGTTTCAAAACCTCTCAGTTCTTCTGTAGATGTTTTGATCTTATCTTTAAGAATCACATTCATCGTAGAGAAGATACGAATGTCAAGAAGATCTTCAATAATCTCTCTACGTGATGCAGCAGGTAACTGCATGAAAGGAACAAAGGTAGAAGAACCAAGAACCACGATCTGAGTGAACGACTTGTAGTTCAGTTTCAATACATATTGCTCAAACCACTTCTGTTGATCTACAGCAGAAGAATGTTGATCCAACAGAACTCCGTTCTTATGGATTTCAAATATACCAGGTTTCATCCCACGACGAACTAACCACTCCACATTACCAATGGAAAAGACTACTTCAACAACACAGTCCTTTTCATTGATACTATTAATAAGTTGGTTCTTATTTACTTTACGAAATGATTTATTGAAGAGTGCAAATACAATAGCTTCAATAATCGTGCTTTTACCAGCACCATTCTGACCAACGATCAAAGTTGTGTTGGTAGAATCTAAAGAAATTGTTATAGGATTATTACCAGTGGCAAGGAAGTTTTTATACGTGACACTCTTAAATAAAATCATGCGAATCAAATTTTGGTGGGATTACAAAGTCGTCT